GCCAAGAACTACTAAATACCTTAACTGACCTCAATATCGAGAGCGTGTTATACACTCTATACCCAGAGAAGACTATCGACCCGAAGTATGCCAGCTCTATTGATGATCTAAATCCAGCACCTGGTAAGGTCTACCCATTACCAGCAGGAGCCGTCCAGTGGAATAACCCCCCAGTCATCCCTCAGAACGCCTTTAACGAGCGCGCGAATATCAAGACAGAGATACGAGAAGCCGCATCTGTATCCGAAATCAGCAAAGGTATTACGGCAACCGACAGCACGACTGCTACAGAGATTAAGGCGATGCTCGCACAGGCTGACATCCGCATCCAGGAGAAAGCGCAAAACCTTGCCGACGGGTTCTACTTCGATGAAGCTAAGATTTGTCTGAAGCTATTGCAACTCTACGCTGGCGATACATATTATTTGCGCAACATTAGCGACGCAAACGTGAGCTTTGATGAGGTAGATATGACCAAGTTCCTCGGTGAATACACACCAATGGTAACGCTCGACATCCAAAAGAAGCTCGCAGACGCCGAACGACAGGACGCATACTCAAGGGCATATCAAATCATCATTCAAGACCCTACTAACAACATAGAGGCCGCGAAAGAAATCATGTATCCGAAGATGATGCCAGAGCTTACGCAAGAAGAAATTGAGCGCATCATAACACCACCAGAACCGGCAATGCCAAACCCACCTGTGGGCGCACCAGACGGCGCAGGTGAGGTCTTACAGCCTGAAATGGTAGAAGACCCAACTATGGCAGAACAAGCGCTAGGAGCTCAAGCAGTGGCGCCAAATGAGGAGGTTATCTAATGGACTGGAGCAATAAAACACAAGTCGCTAAGTGGAAAGACTTTTGGAAGTCTGAGATGGGACAGATAGCGATTAAGGAGTTTGAGAGCATGCGCACCGCACACCTAGAGAGCGCACTAGATAGCGCAAGACTAGATGGGGACCAGGAGAGAATTAGCAATGCAGTACATACAGCAAGTGGAGTAGATGCCGTTATTACATTCATAAAAGTGCACCTTAAAAACTAGCCTATAAAGGTTGCTGGATCTAGCGAGCCAGCACATCGGCCCTACGTTAAACATAAAATTAAAAATCCTGTGAAGAACAGGCGCATCGCCAAAATGCAAGTAGAGCCGAGCTGTTGGGGTTCATAACCGACCCCCAAAATAGCAACCTAACAACAGGAGAACCATTCAATGGATGAAACTGTAAACGACGGTATAGTCTTTGACGCCTCGGACATTAGCCCAGTTGCAAATGAGCTAGCGGAAGAACAAGCAGAGGAGACTAACAGCTCGGCAGTCGAAGAAACCAGCGAAGGACCAGCTAGAGAAGACGAATCTAGTGCAGAGCCAGCCGTTTCTGAGACGCAAACTGGCGATGTAGAAATAGACGAGTTCTTGTCGAAGAAAGGTATAGACCTAAACGACCCTGACGCGATCAGAAAAGTCGCAAAGATGTACCAAAACGCTGAGAAAGGCTTTTACGCAAAGTCACAAGAGAAAGCTCAACTAGAGCGAAGGCTTGCTGAACAAAGTAGCCAACCACCAAGCACTAACCCGAACGACTTGGCGCTAAGCGAAGTGCGCTCTATGCGCATGGAGATGGATGTGGAAAAGTGGAAAACTCAACGCAACCTAAGCGCAGAAGACGAACAGAAGATGATGGACTATCTTAGCCAGCCTGTGACTGACCGCAATGGCAATATTCAAAGATGGCCAGACGGTCGCCCAATCTCTAAAGGTGTGCTCGTCACGCAAGGCATTTATAGCCTCGATGACGTGTTCAAACTGTCCGGTTGTGGCGAGGTAAAAGTAGATAACCTGAAAAACAATTTGCGAGAGGAAGTCCGCAAAGAGATGGTTGCTAGACAGAACGCGCGCCGTCCTAGCGCTAAAGCTACAGACAGTACGCAGTTCGGAAAACCCAAGCAAGATGACCCATTCATGAAAGCTTTGCTTGGCGACTGATACTTTATTGCAACTAATCACAACTGAGGAGAATTACAATGGCTGTTAATTTAGCCCAAAAATATAGCTCAGTGCTAGATCAGGTATTTACTGCTGGTTCTTACACTGACAAATACGTCAACAAAAAATACGATTTTGATGGCGTCCAAACTATTAACGTTTATACCGTAACGACCGTAGAACCGACCAACTACAATCGCGCTGAAACGGGTGACCGTTTCGGTGGCAACAACGAGTTGCAGAACATCGTAACACCTTACACGCTCAAAAACGACAAGAGCTTTAAGCTCGTAATTGACCGTGGCAACTACGAACAAACTGCCCTTGCTGAGAAAGCTGGTGCTGTAATGAAGGCTGAGATGGAAGAGCGCGTCATCCCAATGATCGATGCTGACCGTATTAAAGCTGCTGCTACTGGCGCTACCGCTGTGTCTCAAGCTATTACTGCCGGTAATAACGCATACACCGACATTCTAAAAGCAGAGGCTTTCCTTGATGAAGACAAAGCCCCAGTAGAAGGCCGTGTTTTGTTCGTGACCCCAGGTTACTACAACACTATCAAAGAGTACATCACCACTACGATGCACGCTGATACTTACAGCTCCAAGCTTATCTCTCGTGGATACGTTGGTGAGCTCGACGGCATCCCAGTAGTCAAAGTCCCTACAAGCTACTTCCCAACAAAAACCAACGCCGTTCTATGGCACCGTGATGCCTTGCTAGGTGCAAAGCAGATTATGAACACCCGCATCAAGACCGACTCTGAGCTCGTTGACGGTACGTTGCTCCTAGGCCGCTTTATCTACGGTAGCTTCGTCTTGAACGGTAAGAAAAAGTCTGTTGCCTCGATTGTTTCAGGCTCTTAATCCGCTGTTCAAAGAATACTAAAGACCCCCACAGGCGCGCAGTGGGGGCTTTTTGTTATATGCTATACTATAACTAGCATTTGGCATGCGTCGAGAAACTATGGACGACGCTTGTAACAATAATACTTTGACGCTTGGCGACCTCGTTAATCGAGTGATAACGCGTCTCAAGGATGTAGAGTATCCGCAGGAGACTGTAGTGCAATTTCTAAATGACGCATACTTTGAGGTGCTTGGCGAAGATAGATACAATAACCTACTAGAGAAGGTCTACGAAGCACAGACTGCTGGTGGCGATAATTCGATCGCGTTGCCAAATGACTATCAGACTCTAATACACATGACTGCAACAGATGAGCATGGCACCATGGGCTTAGATTATATGCCATCGCGCCAGTTCTTCGACATGGCACAAGACGACGCACGCAAAAACTATCACTATACCTGTTTTGGTGGCAAGGTAGTCTTTAAGCTCCCAGAACCAGACAAGGAAGCGGATGGTGATTTTACGAGCAATTACACTATGCGCATGTATTATCTAGCTAAACCAAAACCGCTTGTTAAGATGACCGATAAATTTATATTCCCAGCCGAGTATGGAGAGATACTCGTGCTAGGCGCTTTAGCTCGTGCAGAGCGACTACGAGACAACTTCGACTATGCTGCAATATATATGAATGACTTTTATGACCAAATAACTAATATGAAGCAGAGGCTCAGCCCAAGACAACTTGATGCTGGGAACCGCGCTAAATTACCCGTTAGAATCAACGCGAGGTACTAGACATGTCTAGGACAAACTTTAAGATTTCCAAACCAATACCGAGCATTTCCACCGCAAAAAGCTCACCAGTCACGGTAAACTTTCCAAAAGGTGTCGTGACTTACAAACCTAACGACGCAATGAGCCAAGAAGAGATTAGGCTTGCACAAGACGCTAGGTTCGACAAAGTGGGCGAATACGGCACGAGATACGGATATAAACAGCTTACTGAACCTATCGGCAAGACTTCACTTAGTGGGAATATTAGCGGTACTTACGAGAGCACATCGGCAAAAGATGCCACGCCTTATATTTATGATGCTACATCATCGAAACCTATTTATTCTGTGGTAGTAACATTAGCTAAAGCAACGGACAATTACGTCGTTCCTAAAGTGATTATCACCGTAAATGGCGAGTTGGTATCTTCTTCGTGCATCGACCCAAGCAAGCTGACTAAAACCATGAAGCAGTTTGAAGTAGTGTTTATGGACACCCCAAATATATTCGAGAGCGAGACTGCCGAGATAAGTATTGGCGTCCAA